CAACAATACAGACACCGAGCCCCGGTGGAATTCTATCCTTAGGGATGAATACCACCGGGCCGCTGCACATTTCTTTGAGTCGGTCGACAACCACCGACTCATCCACATCTCTCATGGGTTTCCCCCTACCCGTTACGGTAGAGGCCCCGGACTGGACCATCTTCCGGAACTTGCCTGCGAAGGTGTAAAACGGGGTACAATAGGGCCTTCCCTGATTGTAACCCGCGATACCCAACGCTGGAGCCCAGACCGACGCAAGGCGGAGCATAGCATCATCCTCTGTGAGTGTCAAATGGTCCTCCAAAGTGGTCGAAAGCCTCTCTTCGAGGTTTCCACTTTGCGGGGACTCCCACAGAGGTTTCAGCTTAAGCTCCTCCTCAGCTTCGGTCATGGCTTCCGAAAGAAGGTCCCCGGCCACGCCACAAGTACGCCACGAGTTTACAACTCGACGGATCGCGGAAACCGCTTTCTCTTCCTTCCCACTTTGGTGGTCAAGCAAAATCCGGAAGAGAAATCGGCGATACGAATCCGGTGCATCTTTGAGCGCGCGGCCGGGCCGGGGCGGCGGAAACCCACCTCCACCCAGCTCCCTTGGAACATAGGGAGGAATGCCGACGGATCTCAAGGCTCCTACTTCGGGACGCAACACCCGGGCTATCCGGCTGATCTTCTTCCTGTTCAGGACAGAAGCCCAAGCCGGGATAGCCGAGGTGATGGCCGGTCCCGAAGTGGCCCAGGACGGCAACTCGAATGGTATCGGGCCGGATACACGCTTTATGGCGAAGTGACCCGGATGAATGAAACTCCTGACCGGGGAGTAGTCAATCATGTGGGCCGCCACAAAGGCGTTGTAACCGGCCACGAAACCATCGGGAACAGCCGTCCCAGGTTTGAGCCAAGCGAAGAGGGTGTAGTCAGGTGCAGGGAAGACATCGGTTTCAAACCAGGCCATTTGCTCTGTAAAGAGCATAAGGTGGTTGGAAACCAGATGCTTCCCAGCAGACAATCCACTACCCACGTCGGCTATCCTCCGTTCATACCCTTCATGCGCGGCGGCGGGCAAAGCCGCCGCGAGGTCGTCACCACAGGTTGCGAACCGATAGAGGTCAGAAGACGCTCCAATCGGCAAACCAATCTTGTGGCACGCCTCACGAATCGATGTTTCGCAAGCCCAGAGGTTAATGATATTGAGGATAAACCAAGAGAGCGGCAAGCCCATCAGGCAGCCGCCCTCAGTATCCAGAACCTCCAGGCCGTCATCGTATTCGACGCGCATAGGGCCGAGGAGTCGCAGGCCAAGTGCCCGCACATCCTCAGGGAGTTGGGCTCCATCACATATTCCTTCCCAAACCGCATATATGGAGAGCCGAGAGAAGCCATCTGTCGCCTTTGTAAGGTCTGCCGATACGAGAACGAGATTCCCAAGGGATATTGGGCACTTGAGGCGGCTGGAAGCGAGGTCTGCAAAGACCTCTTCCAGTCGACCGCCTTCAAGCGAAGCCCTCACCCGAGGATCCTTCTCAAGCATCGGCCAGACTACACTGCGAACGAGATGGCCGACTTCTACCACGTCGGACGGCGACTTGGTTACCACACGGGCCTTCCACCCGCGTTCGCGTACCGTCGTCGCCCGACATGGCAGAGGTCCCTTTCGGCTCACAAATTTGCGAAGGGAACTATCACGGAGAATCCTCGCAATCCTCGTCCTCTCAAGGTCCGGGTCCTGGAGTATGTTGACCACATACTCAACGGATCCGCGTTCCGGAAGAGAA